CTACTTTTTCTCATCTTCTTTTTTATTGGCATATACTCCTTCAGACATAGACCTAATGGCACCAGAAAGGGATGATAGTGCATCTTTAGCATATCCATTATCATTATTATTTATAGTTTTGTTATCCGGCCATTGAATTTCTTTCGACAACATATCAAGCAATGACTTCCTAACCATAACCTTAACCTCATCATCCTTATTTTCAACCCCAAGCATATACATCAACATATATCTATCTAAAGTTGACTTTACTTTTATAAGGTACGTGGAAGTATCAGTGAAATTTTTATATTGCTTTAAAAACCACGCGCTCAAGAACTCGATAAAAAGAAATAAAAAAGAGCAGGATGCAATTCCCCACGCGAAATCCACTTTAAAGCCTTGCTTCCAAAAAATATATTGCCAAATTAAAATTGATGTAAGGTAAAATATTATACCAAATTTAGTATAGGATGTTCCTTTTTCCAATAAAATAGAGGCTTTTTCATCTGCAGCAGAAGCCTTTCTTTCAAGTAACACCTTCATTGATTTAAAGTATGTTATGAATGTATCTTCCTCTCTTTTATTTCGAGTGGATGACTTTGTTTTTGTATGGCTTACTATCCCCCTATCCAACATTGTTACATTGGATACAATACTGTTACTTGCCATACCAGTGATTGTTCTAGCTACATTTAAACTTCCCGATAAAGAGCTCTTATTATATTTTTCATCTACGTCAGTGAACTTTACTTCTGACTTTCTTTTTGTCCGCATTAAAAACTCTTTCGCATTGTAAGCACCAATGGAAAAAACAAGGACACCAATGATTGATGAGTAATACTTTTTAATAAACACAGGGATGTTTATGCCTAATATTGGCGTAAATATGAGCAATATTCCAAAATACATCAAGCACATATAAAAAAGGACATTTATAAATTTTGGTCTTTTCTTGTCATCTCGGGCGTCGCCTTTAGTTAATGTTCCATCATTACAATCATTTTTGAATTCTTTTTTATCATCAATACCATCACCCTCTTTTTTATCATCTACACTTTCAGGTGATTTTTCATAAGCTTTCTCGCCATTATCTCCGATATTTCCATTAATTTTACCAGCCATAATCTCCCTCAAGAGGTAAAGTTCAAATCATTAATTGTAACATTTTTCCGTAAGTTTAAAATAATAATTATTATCAATTACAAAAATAATTATAGCTGTATTAATTTAATGTGAAATAATACACATATAAGGTTATTGTATAACTCTTTCAAATTTCAAGTACCGAACCATGCTAGCCCTCATTCATCACTCCCGACTTTTAAGATGCAGAAAATGTTCAAGAGCACTGACTATTTACACAAATAAATGGACTGAAGCACGCAACCAAGCTCGGGTTAAGGGAATTCTGACACTGCTTCACAGGATGTCAGCGGGGTTGGAAGTTCGAATCTTCCATGCCGACCTGAAATCCTTAGAAAAAACCAACCAATTGCGGTTGGTTTTTTATTGCTCAAATACCTCCGTGGTACAGTGATGCTAAAACCTCCACCAAGACACTCCGTTTTAATCCCTATACTTACCCGAAGTCAGCATCAAAAAGGGTTAGCTATGTGTGGACGATTTGCCCAAGTTCAGACTCGCGCCGATTCGGTGTACGTCTTGGTGGGGATAATGTCTGCTCCTGTATGCCCATAGCAAACCGTTAGTACGCCAACAACATCACGGTAGGGCTTGTACTCCCCCCCTTCGAGTGAAGGAATGAGCACCGCAGCTATCGCCATGGCTCCACCAGCAAAGGCTGCGCTGAGTTTTTCTTTAATGAAGCTGTTAGCGCCATCCTTAGTCCTCCGCTGGCGGTGGTGTGACATATCCAGCTTTAAGGGCCTTCTCATAGGCCTTTGTCTGGCGACTTTTAAAATAGAAGTTCATCACGGCAGTGATCGCACCGATCACGAAACCACCCACTACCGCAACCTGATTCCAGTCGAGGTCATGTAGCCATTGCAAAATGCTGCCTCCACACACCAGCGTTGCAGAGGTGCAATATGAAATGAATGTTGTGATTTTCTCCGGCATGATTCTCATACCTCCCCCTTCCGGGGCTCTGTCCCGGTACCGGGTGATAGAAATGAATAAATATCCTCCGGCATAGCCGGAGGTTTTTCATATGCGCCTATAAGGCTCTTTTACCAGCCGTGCCCTAACAGGCGCATAGCAATCTGACATTTGCATCTATGGATTACTTACGGCCCGTAAACGGGCTACCTGCATACAGGATCGACAACTGCTCACCCATTTTATCCTCTTCCAGTTGGTGCTTTATGTATTCTTGTATCCTGGCCGTGTTTTTCCCTACCGTATCAACGTAATACCCTCGGCACCAAAACTCCCTGTTACGGTATTTGAACTTCAAATCCCCAAACTGCTCATAAAGCATCAGGCTGCTCTTTCCCTTCAGGTACCCCATAAACCCCGATACACTCATCTTCGGCGGGATTTCCAGAAGCATATGAATGTGATCCGCACAGCATTCCGCTTCCAGAATATTCACGTTTTTCCATTCGCACAGCTTTCTTAAAATACTGCCAATCGCTTTGCGTTTTTCCCCGTAGAACACCTTTCTTCGGTACTTCGGCGCAAAAACTATGTGATATTTACAGTTCCATCTGGTGTGCGCTAAGCTCTTTTCGTCCCTCATTGGGACCCCCTTTTGATTTCTTGTTGAACATTTGCAGTTGCCAGACCGCAAACTGTTTTAACAAATCAAAAGGGGTTTTTATAACTGGCTCAAAGCTGAAAGCTTTACTGAACCCCCAGCCTAGCAGGGGGTTTTCTGTGCACAAAAAAGCTGAGCGTTAGCCCAGCTTCTAAATTATTTACCTGTTAAATTTACACTTCAGGTTGTAGTGTCAACTTCCTAATGGATAATTTAATAGATCCTTCCACTCTTCATCAAGAAGAGTATGTATTTTCTGAATAAAATCACTCAGAACATTAGAAAATTCATGAATATCTTTTACTTGGCCCTCCTTTCTTAAAACCAAAGAAAATTCACCAATAGTACTAAATATACCGTCATGCTTACTCTCATTTAGATAGGTAAGCATTTTGTAACACATGACTGAGGAAGTCCTTTTCCTCTCCATGATTTCTTCATATATTATAGCTCTTTTTTGGACCAAATCAGAAACATCACTTTTTATGTTTTCTTTATAATGTTTAATTTGATTTTCAATATTATTAACCCTTGTGCTAAGGTGTGCGATGCAATCAAGTTCACCAGCTAATTTAGCAGAAATCTCTCTTACATTACTCAACCACTCATATCTTAATTTTGTTGCGATCTCAACCTTAGCTATCATTGTTGAGTTATCTTTTTGCGACTTTAACGTCCTATTATTTGATATGACTGTCAGGATTAATGCAATGACACCAATCACCATCGGTGATAGCACTGAAATATAATCAACCCAATCTTTTTCAGAATTAAGGTTTACGCTTATTGTTTTTAACGAATTATCTAACAACCTAACAAGTTCTAGTATATCCACTTAAACCTCCATTTTTTGGAGGATAATAACAAAAAAACCCACTAAAGCGAGGTTTTTAATGCTGATAAGCTACGTGACTGCGTAACCACGCTTATCAGACTAAAACACAATTTGCGGACCGCGTTAGAGGTTTTTCATAAATATTTTTGCGTTCGGTCTCCGGGTCCATCTCAAGTCGAATGTCCAGCATCGGCAAACACCCTTCCATGAAATTTTCCCCCATCTGCAGCCCTATCCTGATCAGCTTCTCATCCTTCTTGAAGGACCTGGCTATAGCTCGCTTCTGCATGTTGAAGATGTAGTGCAGCACGACCAGCTGATACTCATCAGGCCGCCGGCGCTTTAACTGAGCCATGCAGCCCTCAATGACTAGTCCGTCATCATCACAACATGACAGCCGCGATTTACCCGTTTGCGGGATAAGCCCCTTAAACCCTGCAGCGATTGGAGAGTAATCCCCCCCGCTGTTATCCCCTTATGCCCAACCGCCCCAACGCTCTAATACTGCCTGAATGTCTCTCATGCTTTTTTCTCCCGGCGTCTGGCCCGCATGCCAGCTAACCAATTACTCCACAGTTTGATTACATACTTTTACTTTTATTCAATTGGTTTTCAATAGTGTACGATAAAAAAGCACGACCAATATTACTCAAATAATAATTTCCATTTGCCATGTTAAGCATCTTATTACTTGTTAAAAACCCAATCCACGAATAAAATTCAATATTGTTGCCAAGAAATCTATTTGAGTTTTTCCTTTGTTCAAAAAACGCAATAACTTCCGAACTAGAAACACCTTCATCAGGAAGCTTAGTTGAAATGAACTCCATTAGCTCAATTTGGCTACCATATATGTAAATATACACCCACTGCATTTTTCTAACATAGTTTTCAAATGCAGCTATATTTATAATTTTGTTGATTTTCTCCGACTCTGGTTGAGCGTTATAAATTTGCCAAGCTTCATTTTCCAACTCACGTATCACGCCAAAGCTATCATAATAAAAACTACCATTTGCATATACCGGTGAGTTAAGACTATTTTCCTCTCTCATTTCTTTTGGTTGCTCTGAAGACATTGCTATTTCATTCCCTAAAATGCTCGCTTTATTAACCCTTCTAATTAACCCTCTAAAATCATCTTTAGATGAGAAATACACAATCAGTATTATTATTGGCCATATTATTACTTTCAAAATATCCAAAACCACTTTTAAAATTTCCGCCGCCATATCGCCTCCTATCATTTAATTTTTTATTGTATCGCACCGATTGAGAGAGACCAATCAATAAACTTCAACCACAGCTCGATCTGACTGCCGTACTCTTCTTCCCACCGTGACAGGTCCCGATGCAAATCATCGTGATGTTTCCGGCATAGTGGGATGGTGAAAAAATCATGGGCCTTGGTTGCCATACCGCCCTGGCCATGGCCGATGATGTGGTGAGTGTCATCGGAGGGATTTCCACAGCATGTGCATGGCTGAGTCGGATCGCCCCAATGTTCCTGCTTATAGTCCACGACAAGGCACAGGTCATGATTGGAATAACCGTCGCGCAGTCTGGCCCGGATATTCTCCAGCGAGCTTTTCGAGGTTTGGTAGCGTGAGCCGGTTACCAGGTTCAGGTGTTTTAAAACATCCTTGGCTTGGTCAGTGATTAACACTTCAGGGTCGGTCTGCGCAGCAGGCTGACAAGTAGGTTTTCTACCTGATGGATCTTGTTTTGAATTTACTGATGGATCCCCCCCAGATTCTGACGGGTGAGAACCGCCTTTTTTCGTGTTTTCTGAACGGTCGGAATCTGAACGTTCAGATCCTGACATGTCAGATTTTGAATGGTCAGATTCTGACGTGTCAGAAACTGAACGGTGAGACTCAATGCTTAATGCTGCAGCTTTCAGCTTTGGCACATTCAGTGTGTAAATATTGCTGTCATTGAGCTGACCTCTGCGGCGTTCCTTGCGAGTCAGCCAACCATCACTTTCTAATTCGCCGATCGAAGTTGTGACCGTACTCCGGCCAGCACCAATCTCACGGGCAATCTTTTCGATACCCGGATAGCAGATCCCCTCATCGTTTGAGAAGTCAGCCAGACGAAGCATTACAAGCAGCTTGGTACCCTTTACACCGTGTGCAGCGCAGCCGTCCCAGACATAACTTGAGACTTTCACGCTAATACGGCAGCTCCTGGTGCTGGCAACGCCAAATATTTAAAGCGAGCCACAACTTCATGTAGTGTGCTGTGGGTGACAGGCAACCAGCCGCCCGGTATTCTCATCACATAACGCAACGGCACCGGCGGTTTAGCGCAGCTCGCAGCTACACAACGAAATTGCCCACGCAAACGAGATTCTGTTAATCTGTTCATGCGTTAATTACTCCACACGTTTAATTGATGCACCCGACGCCCCGGACCGCATATCTGGGGCGTCAACCTCTCCAAACATCATCACGGTAACGGCGTAGATCTCCGCCACCAGCGATTGAACCCGGTAACCCTTAGCTTTCAGTTTTTTACTCTCGTCTCTATCCAGCACCCCATCAGCAGTAAATTCGTTATGAGCCTTTGCAAACACGCCCAGCGCTGACATCAGTTCATTGAACTTCACCAGCAGCTCTTCGTTGTCCACCTGCTCAATTTCCGGCAGCTTCACGAATACTCCACCAGCGTGCTTGCACATCGCCTCGGTGATATCGCTACGGCCTGAGATCGATTCCATCTCAACAGCCATGCCCAGCGGCACAACCTGCCCTGACACCTGGCGCACGCGGTTACCTAAACCCCATCAACCATGCTTTGCTACGGTTAAACATCACTCTTTACATGATGCCATGAATGATGCAGAACAGATGGCCATTGCCTACCGTCTGAATAGCAGACAGGTAGGTGTCTAATGCTGCAGATGCTGACGTTAGAAGAATGGGCTGCGGAGCGATACCGCAGCAAACCGCCCTCTCTAAATACCTTGCGACGGTGTGCTAAAGAGGGCCACTTCGCCCCGCCCGCACGTAAGGAAGGCAAGTTATGGCGTGTGCGAGAAGATGCTGAGCTAGTTGGCCCTCTCACTACTCCGGTCATTAAGCACAATGACAATCCGAAGCTCCAAAGGATATTGAACGATGGCAGCCAGACCACGTAAGAACAATGTTGATATTCCTAACCTGTATCCCCTATTTAGCCGCAAGGCCAATAAGGTCTACTGGCGATACCGTCATCCGGTTACAGGGAAGTACCACGCTCTTGGTGACAATGAGCAGGAAGCTCGTGAGATTGCGATCGAAGCCAATAGCCGACTAGCGGAGCAACGTAGCCGGCAGATCTTGGCTCTTAGCGATCGCGTGGCTCAAATTAAGGGTAAAAACATAACTGTCAGTACCTGGCTCGACCGGTATTGGAAAATACAGGAAGAACGACTGAGCACCGGTGATATCAAGCCCAACACGTTTAAACAAAAACGTAAGCCTGTGGACCTTCTGCGCCAAAAATTTGCAATGAAATCCTTGCCCGAGGTTGATGCCAGAGATATCGCTTCGTTGTTGGATGAGTACACAGACGCCGGACAGCCACGTATGGGCCAGGTTGTTCGCTCAGTGCTGATCGATGTATTCAAAGAGGCTCAACATGTTGGTGAGGTTCCGCCTGGCTACAATCCTGCGCTTGCCACGAAGCAACCACGCAGGAAGATTACCAGGCAACGCTTGAGTTTAGAGGAGTGGCAGAAGATTTTCGACATTGCTGATAAACAGCATCGATACATGGGTAATGCGATGCTATTGGCCGTAGTTACAGGACAGCGCTTGGGTGATATCTCAGCAATGAAATTCAGCGATATATGGGATGACCACTTACATGTTGTGCAGGAGAAAACTGGTGCAAAATTGGCATTACCACTTTCCCTTCGTTGCGATGCTTTGAACACGAGCTTGCGTGAGGTTATCTCGCGTTGCCGAGATTATGCTGTCAGTCAGTTTCTTGTACATTACTTCCGTTCGACATCAATGGCTCAACGTGGTGCCAAAGTGCCAGGCAATACTTTGACAACCAACTTTAGCAAAGCCAGGGATAAAGCTGATATTGATTGGGGTGACGGCACACCAGCAACGTTTCATGAACAACGATCGCTTGCTGAAAGACTGTATAAGTCCCAAGGGGTAAACACACAGATACTTCTGGGACACAAAACACAATCTCAGACTGACCGTTATCACGATGACAGAGGGAAAGAGTGGATAAAAGTGAGCTACACAAGCAATAGAAACCGATAAAAATTCCGCAAATAATACTAAGGTAACTCGAAACTACTGAAAGCAAGTGTTTTAAAAAAATCACGGTATCTCTCAGTGCTACCACTTTAATTTTACATATAAAAACAGAGAATCACCTAAACTAAATGAGTTTTCCAGTTCTTACTGATAAAAAATCAATTTACCCTAATGAAAAACTCATTAACAATCCAATTAAGTATCAAAAAAAGCCCTAAAGATATTCATCTTTGAACTTGATTTTAAATTCTTCATCTTTATAAAGTGCTTTCAGTATCTCATAAAGTTCCATTTCCAAATAATCACATAGAAAACCAAGTTCACTTTTCAAATTAAACCTAAAGTAGCTATGGACTAAAGAGTTCCTTATATCATAAATAACTGTAGCTTTATTGCTGGTTTTGTAATAATCATCATCTTTATAATCGAAAAATACATTTTTTACTTTATTATTTAACTCAGCATCCAACTCATTAAGATTTAGCCTGTCATAAATAAGTGTAATTAACTTACTCTCGGATGATAGTTTTGTGAACTTATCTCTAATGGTACCAAGATGGTTCTTGTTTTTCCTGTATTCGGTCATTTCTCGGTAGAAAATAAACTCCATAGTTAATTCGAAAAACTGATAAATATACATAAATCGTGCATATTCATTTTCCTCATATTTCAATGTATTATGAAGCAATGAAGCTATATAACCATCGGGATTATTCTCCAAACTGAAGCTCAAGTCCAGAACGATTTCTTTTTCTATGGGATGAGCCAGTTTGTTTTTATAAGTAACGCATAAATCATCTTTGCTCCATGGATATAAACCAAACTCAGCCAAAGCAACAAACAACGATTCTTTTTCTAAATTTCCATTAAGATTAAACCATAGCCTCTCGCTTACAATAAGTATATATGTGTTTTCATAAAACTCATCACCGTTAACTTTCTTAAAAATTTCATATGCATGTTTTTGAAAGTATTTATCCTCTGCAAAATCATGCTCTGTTGAAATTAGAGATAACACAGGAATTAACCAGCCAACTCGATTTTGACTACTCTTTCGCGAAAGATAAACTTGCGCAATTTCCTTCTCACTACCATCATGTTTTGCTAACATTATGTGTTGATATTCGGCAGTTACGTTTAGTAACGGATCTTTTTGATATATATCAGGAACGCGCTGTGAATCAACTAGCATTTTATCAGACAT